CTTACCCTGTATGAGCATCTCATTCGCATCCTTTAAAGGGAGGCTTGCTATCTTGGCTTTACCAGGAGTAAGGACAGTGGCACATGCACTAGCTGCCAACTGCCCAGGCTCATCCATGTCGAACATAAAGACTACAGTTTCAAAACCTTCTAAGAACTCTAGGTTTTTCTGTATGTCTTTCTTTGCTCCCTGCGCTCCATTCTTTACTGAAACTACAGGCCACTTATTGCTTTGAACCATAGACAAAGAGAGTGCATCTATCTCTCCCTCAGTGACAACAATCATCTTGCCCCCGTCACGCCAGAGCCATTGCCCATAGAGACCGCAGTCTTTAGTTGAGCCTAGCCATTGGAATGTTTTGTCTGCGTACCTTAGTTTCTGTGCGACCAACTTACGGTCTTTATAATAGTTAGCTACCTGACAGGGTTTACTGTTGTGTCGTGAGACACGGTAGTCAAACTTACGAGCGGTATCTTCATTGATACTTCTTGCGGGTAAGGCTTTTACTTCTCCTTTGATGAAGTCTGTGTCTACAAACACGCTTACTGTTTCCTCCATTGCTTCTGCCTTTTCATAATAACCACAACCAAAACAAAACCCGTGACCATCTGAGTAGCGGGCTAGGTTATCCCTAGACCCGCACTCTGGACATGGTTCGTGTGCTACACAGGTACTATCGTCCGTACCTATTTCCATACCATTCTCCTACATCAAAGTTAGGACAAGACTTTGAAGATACATCGTTATGTCCTATCACTCTTGCTTCAGGGTACTTAGCTGTCAGGCCATCCACTAGGCGTGTAAGCATAAGCCATTGCTCATCTGTATAGTTTTCTTCAGGCTTCATGTTCTCATCTAATCCACCTACTAAACAGATACCAACTGACTTAGCGTTATAACCTCTAGCGTGTGCGCCAACTGCGTTTTCTTCCCTACCGATTTCTATTGCCCCATCACGACAGATAACATAGTGGTAGCCAATCTTCAGCCACCCCTTCTCTCTGTGCCATCGGTCAATAACACTTGCATCCACATCCATGCTAGGTTTAGTAGCAGCGCAGTGGATAACTATTTCTGTTGTTTCTTTCCTTGTTTGCATTTTAGTAATGCTCCCGTTTGCTCCTTGGTTGCTTCAGACAGTGTCTCGTCTAACCACTCAAGTGGGATACTCTTGTCAGCGTATTGAAATTCTAAACGCTCACACCACATTGCGTATGTTGTCTTAGACTTACTGCCTATCCGTGTTCGTGAATTAGAGAATACAAACCTAATATCTAGGTCAGGGTTCTGCGCTTTAATTAACTTATGCTTCGACCTGTCCGAACTAAGGAACTGCCCTTTGGTTTCTACAATGATTCCATTAGGCAGTACAAAGTCTGGCTTGTATCTTGAGTGAGGCTTTTGGTAGATGACCCAACCTGGTGGTTCATAATGAAATGGCACACCAAGTTGTTTGAGTTCATCAGCTACCTTGACCTCTAGGCCACTGCGGTAACTAAAAGTCCTCGTTCTCTTCATCAACAAATCCTTCGTCTTGCGCTGTCTCAATCTTCGGTGCGCTGTAGCCTTCAGTAGCTTCAAAGCCAAATGATGAGGCATCAGCACCACCACCAGTCTTAAGGTCAATAATCTGCACAGCTTTTAAACGTGCTGATACACCCGCACCTACCGCAGCTACATAGAATGGAACTAGGTCTGCTGAGATTCTGAGTATTGAACCACCCCAGATAGAATCAACGTCACTCATCATCGTGCCTGAAGCATCAAACATCTTCGGACTCATCTCGATGGTGCGCCCATCCTTAGTGTTGACCTTTGCCTTCATTTTGAATTTAAAGACAACTCGACCTGTCTCCTGACCTTCATCGTCCAGCTCATCAAAGAAAGGTGGTTCAGCTAACTTCTGGCGTTTACCTTTAGGGATTAGCTTCTCCGCTTGCTTCATTGCTGTTTCGATGTTGCCGATAAGAGGTGCAGCCTCACTTGCTTCAACGCTTAGGCTCACCTTGTACTCACCCATTGCATTGAACTTAGTGTCGGGTGTAGTTAAGTGTGGGTATATGGCAATACCCTCTGGAGAAACGACTCCAATATAATCATTCGCCATCAATTGTATCCTCCTGTGGATAGTTATCTTCAATAATAAAACCGTATTCCTCTACGGCTTTTACCATGATGTCATAAGGGACTGGCATCCCTGCCACTGAATAAAACTCCAGTAAATCTTCCATGAACTTCTCCTTAAGTTGACTTTAAGTTTGACCCGCCAGTCTAATATGGTGGGTATTAATTGACTGAGTGGATAGTATTAGTTAAAGAAAAACTCTGAGTCTTCAACCAATGCTATGTCTAAGCTACCTTTCTCTGGTACTGCGGGTATCAAGTGGTGCTTGTCTTTAGGTAATACATCTAACAAGTCAGCCCTGAAATCCTCTAGCACATCTGTCTGTGAATACATTTCTACAAAGGCTTTGCGTAAGCACCACCATAAGGTCTCTGCATCTGCTGCGTGTGTACCGTAGCTATCATGTACCATAGCATAACTATGTATTTCACACTGCTTTGCCACATCAATAGTCAGCATCATGTGTGCTGCATCAATGCTGTGTACAAAGTTTGGGCTGATGCCATTGCTCTGCCTGTGCTTATTAATCTTACCTGTCTCCTTGTACAGCATAGGTCTGAAGGTTGTGCCTAACAGCTTAGTCTCGATGCGATAAGGCTTAGTCTCCTTGTATGCCTGGAGGACAGGGAAGCCTACAGGTGTGTCCCATCTGATAGGTAAGCCCTCTGATGAGGCTATCCTAGATGCCTTTTGTAGCCACGCCATAGCATCTGTAGCTGCGTGAACTACTTCACCAATAGATAACCAGATAATCCTAGCTAGAAACGTACAGGCTTTGAATGGGTCTTCACCAAAAGGGTGCATGTTGCCCTTCTCTTTCTCATCTACTATGTAATCCATAACAAAATCAGTGAAGGAATACTGCTTACCCCCGTAAGGAAGCACCATACAAGGGCGTTTTGTACACCCACGCTTCACTTCAAACTGTATCCATAGCTTTGCTAACTCATCATCCATCTCGTGTAGACGTTGAGTCACCCTGTCAGCTACCTTTTGGTAGATGTCTTGAGGCTCATCGTTAGGAACTAGGTTGACTTCCTGCCCTGTTGTAGTTGACCTGAGCATGGCAGCAAAGTGTTGTAGTCCATTACATGAACCATCAGCACAGACTGGTAGGTGAGACACAAAACCATCGCCATCTTCACACCAACCTTTCCACTCAAAGCAAAACGCTAGGAATTGGAAGGGACTTGAGGCTTCCTTAGCCCACCATAGGTCAGCTAAAGGGTCAATTGCGGTATTTACAATTCGCTCTTGATTTTTTTGCACCCAATCTATTCGGTCTTGTAGCCCTACCTTGTCAAAACCAAAGCAGTTTGCACCATGAATGGCTAAATGACACGCCCCTTCCTCGTTAATTTCCTTTCCTTCAGCAAATGTCAACAGTCCTTTGGCGAAATCTGGGCCTTGTGGGTTGAGATAGTTAGGCACAGCATAGATTCTGCCTCTAAAGTCTAGCTGATACACCATATATAGTGCTTCTTCCTCACTAAATCTGTCGGCAACCTCGATGGTCTTTCTCAACAGCAGTCTTTTTGAGTCGAGCCTGTTGTTTTCTGTGTGGATTATCACCGCTTGCCTCTTCCATGCAGTTCTCGCCTCTTTATTTGTAGCAATGTCAAGAGGTTTTGCAGGAATTGGGAAGTTTTCTGAGGGTGGAAGGCTAGGAATGTGGATTCCTGTAGCCCATATCTGTTTCAAGGTGTCAAGTACCCCTGTATGTACCTTAAAAGCAGTGTTTTGCATGGCATTTACAGCACCATATACATGAGGCATGTCAAAATGCTTTAACTCTGCGAGGTAATTATGGTTTGTAGTCTTGACAAGAGACAGTTCTCTGATGTGGTGCGTGTGGTAGCCACCAGAATAAGGTGATGTCCAGTCTTTTGGGGGTGCAACACAAGGATAAAACTCTGGTTTGAGTACCTCTTTGAAGGCATTCAAGTCCTGAATAGCTTTCATGGTAAGCTGCGAAGGCAACAAAAGCCTTCTCTTCTTGCCATCCTTGTTCATAATCTTATGCTCTAGTAGCCCTGTGTGCTGTATCGTCAGGTCAATCAAAGCATTCCCTACCAGCAGTCGCTCTCGCTGTGTCCATACACGCCACTCGATGTTCTGCTTGCGCCCAGTCTCAAAGATTTTCTTACGCTTATATGTGTATGACTGTGAACGCCCATCGAGGTCACGCATAACAACTTTAAATAAACCTGGATTGTTTTCCTCATAGCACCTGATGCGTATCTCATCTTCAAGGGCCATCCCAAGGGCAATCGAGGCTGAACTATAGGCTCTTTGTCTGGTGATTTGATTCAACACGACACGCAAAGTGATAACTGCGGTGACTGCTGGCTCAAGCGCATCAATGAAGACTGCGGATGTAGCTGCTCTTCCTGCTTTACCTCTCAAAGAATCTTCTAAAAACTCTGTAATAGATTCTTCTAGTTTCTCTACTGTTGCTCTTAATAAATATTGTCCGTAGTCCGTATTAGCTTCCTGCCCACGCTCTACTTTTTTAGCTATGTTTTTATGATAGCGTGACAATCCGTGTTCACGCATTTCCCTTTCCAGTTCGACCTGTCTATCAGTGGTTTTGTACGTCATTTATACACCTTTTTTCTTGTGACATGCACTCAGCTAATGTATGCCTAAGTGGATGGCGGGCATTTACTAGCCCAAGTTATATTTAAAAGGTGCTATGCCAGTGAGGATACTTGAAGAGATAAGAATTAAAATCTATTCTTCTAACAACAACTTCAAGTATATCAATGACATAGCAATTAATTACTGTCTCAGCGACACACTTATGCCACAGCTTGCGCCACAGTAGGTTCTAACACTTTTACCGCCTCTTCTAAATTGGTAGGACACAGGTGAGAATAACGCATAGTCATCTGTATGGTCTTATGTCCTAACCATTCCTGCACCACCAGGATTGGAACGCCACGCTGAACTAAACGTGATGCACAGGTGTGCCTTAGACAATGAGGTATGAACTGCTTATCATCATCAAGCCCCATTGCACACTTCATTTGATGCCAGTGTCTAATAAGAGTCTTGTAAGGTATGTACAAACTACCTTTATTGTTTTTGAATATATCTTTGGCTCTCTTAGTCAACACGACAGTTCGAGGGTGGTCTGCTTTTGTTTCCCAGATAGTTAGCTTGTTGCCCTGCAAGTCATCTAATCGCAGATTATTAAGCTCACCCACACGCATCCCTGTGTCTATCAGGAACATAAATACATCACGCTCCTTGAAGTACCCCATCTGTGTTAGCACACGACACATGATGGCTTCCTCCTCCTGTGAAACAAAACGCATACGACCTTTGCCCTCTGTCTGCCATTCAATCTTAGGCTTCTGGTCAATGTAACCTCGGTCAACAGCATAGGTAGTAGCCTTAGATAAAACACTTAGCTTCCTATTGATTGTCCCTGCTGAATTACCATTGCTCTTCCAGTAAGCAATCAGTTCATCCATGAGTTCTAAATTGAGTTCAGATAGATGTCGGTTCTCCCCGATGTTCTTTTCAATCATGGTCTCAATTACTTGTAGAGAATGCACACCATGTTGTGTGTCACTCCAATACTTCTCCCCAGCTTTCCTTAAAAGGGCAGCGATAGTCATA